CGGTCGTCGAGATCAAACCCCGCGTCATGCTGCGGCCGTTCCGCACCTTCCTCGAGGTGGAGCAGCCCGAGAGCGAGTTCCTGCTGCGCGTGGATCCCGACGAGGGGATCGGCTTCTTCGAGGCTGACGGCGGCATCTGGAAGCTCGAGGCCAAGAAGAACATCGCCGACTACTTCCTGAAGAACATGGGCGATCTGATCGACGCCGGCAATGTCGTCGTCATGCAGTAAATGGAGCGCCGGGCGGGCTCCGGCCCGCTCGGCTTTTCTGAAAGGAGCAGCGATGGAAGAAAAACCGATTTGCCGCTCGTGTAACTTTATGCAGGTAACGAGCTACGCAAAAACGACCGGGAACAACAGCCACCTGAAGGGCCCGCGCGGGGATTGTATGTGCAAGCACCCCGACGCCGTCAAGACGTTCAACAAGGTATGCCCTCGCAGCCCTCGGATGGCAGCCTTCATCGGCTATACCCCGCCGGGAGAGGCCAAGCCGGCGCTCAAAACGTCGCCGGCATGGTGCCCCATGCGCCCGGAAAATAAGGAGGAAGAAACATGAATGAGAACCGAAACAACACGACGGCCGGCGGGATCGGCTTCTGCGGCCTTCTCGCCGTCGCCTTCATCGTTCTGAAGCTCACCGGCGTCATCGGCTGGAGCTGGCTGTGGGTACTGGCCCCGATCTGGATCCCGACCGCCATCACCCTCGCCATCATCGTGATCGTGCTCGTGGCCGTACTGGTCAGAGAGCTGACGAAGGGAGGCCGCCCGTGATGACCACGGAGGAGCGCCGGGCCCTGCTGGATCGTGCGATCACGACCTACGGCGCGCCGGCACAAATGGACATGGCCGTCGAGGAGATGGCCGAGCTGACCAAAGCCCTCTGCAAGGTGAAGCGCGTGAGCTGCGCCGCAGAGGCGAAGGCTGTACTCGAGAACGCGGTCGAGGAGATGGCAGACGTCCAGATCATGCTCGACCAGCTCCGCATCATCTTCGGCCGCAGCACGGCCGAGGCTGAGGAGTACAAGCTGGAGCGCCTGAAGAAGCGCCTCAACGCAGCCACAGCAGCGGAGGCATCTCACCGCGGCTAAAAGGAGGAACCACATGGCAAAAGACAAACCACAGCCGCAGACCGGCCCCGAGATCGAGGAGTACAGCACCACGGCCACGCCGAAGGCATACGCCGGCAGCGTCCCCGTGTTCTGCGCACACGACGCCATCGTCCCGCTGAAGGATCTGCGGCCCAACCCCAAGAACCCCAACCAGCACCCGACGGAGCAGATCAAGCTCCTCGCCTCTATCATCCGGGCGACCGGCTGGCGCGCCCCGATCACCGTCAGCAAGCGCAGCGGGCTCGTCACCAAGGGCCACGGCCGTCTCATGGCCGCGCAGCTCGACGACCTGACCGACGCCCCGGTCGACTATCAGGACTACGCCAGCGAGGCCGAGGAGCTGGCCGACCTGACGGCAGACAACCGCATCGCGGAGCTCGCCACCACCGACAACAAGATGCTCGCCGAGGTTTTCGCCGACATCGACACCGGCGAGATCCCGTTCATGCTCAGCGGCTACACCGAGGACGACTACGGCAACATCGTGACGGCTCTCTCTGAGGCGCTGCACACCAAAGAGCCGAGCAGCGACCCCGACGCCGAGATCCCGGCTCCGGCCGCGCCGGTCACGCAGTATGGCGACCTCTGGATCCTCGGCCGGCACCGCGTCCTCTGCGGAGACTGCACCCGGCCGGAGGATCGCGCCCTGCTGCTCGACGGCAACAAGCCCGAGATCCTGCTGACCGACCCGCCATACTGCTCGGGCGGCAGCAAGGAGTCACAGAAGTCGACCGGCAGCATCGGCACCGAGCGAAAGAACGGCAAGGCCCCGAAGATCGCCAACGACATCCTCAGCACGCGCGGCTACCAAAACCTGATCCGCGGCGCGCTCACCGACATCCCCTGCCTCTACGCCTACATCTTCACCGACTGGCGTATGTGGGTATATCTGTTCGACCTCGTCGAGGCGGCCGGCTTCGGCGTCAAGTCTGAGATCGTATGGGACAAGGGCACGCCGGGCATGGGCGTCGGCTGGCGCTCGCAGCATGAGCTCATTCTGTTCGGCGCCAAGGCTGCCACCCACTTCGACGGCCACAAGGGCTACGGCAACGTCCTGAGCATCTCCCGCTCCGGGAACGAGCTGCACCCCACGCAGAAGCCCGTCGAGCTGCTGGAGAAGCTGGTCGACAACACGGACTTCGCCACGGGCGTCTATGATCCCTTCGGCGGCTCCGGCACGACGCTGGCCGCCTGCGAGGCATACGGGCAGCCCTCCTACATCATGGAGCTGACGCCCGCCTTCACGGACGTGATCGTCAAGAGGTACATCAGAATAACAGGAAAGACAACCGTGCGCTGCGTCCGTCAAGGCCGAGAGCTACCGCGCGAGGAGATCGCCGCGATCTTCGAGCCTGACGAGGAAGGAGGTGAGCAGGAGTGACGCCCTGACATAATGAGCGAGAAGCCGATCACACAACGGATCAAGGACAGGCTCGCGGCCTACACCGCCATGCTGAGGGACATCGACAACCAGCTCGAACGCCTCGACCGCATGGAGATGACGATGGCCTCACCGCCCGGCCCTGATCTGACAGGTATGCTACGCGGATCCGGCACACCATCCGACCGCACCGGCATGATGGTGGAGCGGAAAATGGAGCTCGAGGAACAGATCGACCGGCTCAAGGCTGAGGAGAAGCAAGAGCGCAACGCCATCGAGGGCCTGATCCTCCAGCTCTCCGATCCCGACGAGCGCGCCGTCATCCGGCTGCGCTACTTCGACCGGGCTGACTGGGAGAGCACCTGCGGCGTCCTGTTCGGTGATCGGCGGGACTACGTCGACAGAGTGGACGCCTACCAGAACAGGACATACAAGATCCACGGCCGCGCCCTGCTCAACCTCGCCGCCGTGCTGGACGAGCTGGAGCCCCTGTCTGAGCTGCGGCAGTAAAACGCAGTAAAAGGAACAAAAGGGAAGTAAAAGGAATTGAAAAGCAGTAGCGACCCGTGCTATTCTATATCCTGCAAAAGACCGCCGGACACACGGGCAACGCCGTGGCAATTCCGAGCGGCTGACCAGAGGAAAACCGAATAACAACCGACGGCAAGAGGCCGACGGGCGAACCAACGCCCGCCGGTCTCTTTTTGCATATTCAGGAGGTGACAACAACGGCAAAGGCAACCATCACCATGCAGGTCGAAAACTTCCAAAAGCTAATGGACACCGTCGCGCAGATCGACGAGCAGGGCCGCAAGGCCGTGAAGGCCACCGTCCGAGACGTCAAGGCCAGAGCGCCGAGCTGGATCGCTCAGGAAGTCACATCGGTCTACAACATCAAGAAGGGCGAGATCACCCCGTCCGGCAAGAACAGCAGCAAGCCGAAGAAGATGGCGGGCAGCGTCAGCGTCTCAGGTGAGACCATCGAGGAGCTGACCATCACCTATTCCGGCCGGCTGCTCACTCCCGTGCACTTCGGCATGACGCCCAAGACCGCACCGCCGGGCAAGAGCTACACGCTGCGGATGCAGGTGGTCAAGGGGCAGAAGAAGGTCATCGGCCGCTACCTGAACACCCGCACCCCGGGCGGCCCGTACTCCGAGCGATCGCACAATATCCTCATGGGGACGGGCAACACCAAGGCCGGTGGCGTAAGCGCCATTCCATTCCAGCGAATGAGCAGGACGCGCACCGACATCAAGAAGTTCACCACCATCTCGGTGCCCTCCATGATAACCAGCGAGCGCACCAATGAGAAGATAATGACCCGACTCCAAGAGGAGACAGCCAAGCGCCTCCAGCACAACCTCGACCGAGCCCTCGGGAAATAGCCCACAGCGGCCCACAGGGCGCAACACCACGGCGCCCGACACCGAGCCCGGCCAACACCGCCAGACGCGCACAGAGCGCAGCGCAGCGCCTCACAGACACCTCCACGCGCGCAGCGACGCGCCGAAGGTACTGTGACGGCCCGCTCTGGCCTGCGGTGCTGGCGAGCCCAAAAAACGCGCAGCCGGGGAAAATTTTTTTCGGGCCGTTTCGTTTCGCCCGAGCGGCAGAAAGGAGGGAACGCCATGCCGAACCCAACCAACAACAAGCTCGTCGACAGTAAGACCATCGCGGCCCTGTTCGACATGACGCCCCGCCGAGTGCAGCAGCTCACCAAGGAGGGCGTCATCACCGCGGTCAAGGAAGGCAACGCCAACCGCTACGACCTGTTGCCGACGATCCAGAGGTACATCCGATACCTGACGGCCAAGGCCAACGGCCGGGAGCCGTCGAAGAAGGACAGCGAGATCGAGGGCCGGCGTCTGGAGGCTGAGGCTGACCTCAAGCGCAGCAAGGCAGACATCGCCGCCCTCCAGCTCAGCGAGCTCGAGGGCACCATGCACCGCAGCGAGGACGTCGAGGCTGTGATGACCGACCTCGTCTACAATATCAGGTCGATGCTCGTGGCCCTGCCGGGCCGTCTGGCCGTCGACGTCACCGGCGCAGCAACACCCGCCGAGGCGTCCGAGATCATCCGCACAGAGGTCTACAAGATCCTGACGGAGCTGGCCGGCTATAAATACGATCCCGAGGTGTACGCCCGGCGAGTAAGGGATCGGGAAGGCTGGGGCGAACAGCTCGCCGATGACGCGGACGACTAAAAAAGCCGCCGCGAAGCTCAATACCGCCATCGCCGGAGCGGTCAAACGCTTCGCCCCGCCTGAGAGTCTGACCGTGGACGAGTGGGCCGACAAGCACCGCCGCCTCTCCCCGGAAAGCTCAGCCGAGGCCGGCCCGTGGCGCACCAAGCGCACCCCGTACCTCGAGGAGCCCATGCGGGCCTTTACGGATCCGAAGGTGCACAAAATAGTCATGGTAGCCGCTTCTCAGGTCGGCAAGTCCGAGCTCGAGCTCAACATCATCGGCTACATCATCGACCAAGACCCCGGCAGCATCCTCTACGTCCACCCGACCATCGACGACGCCCGAAAGTTCAGCCGCCTCCGCGTGGCCCCCATGATCCGCGACAGCAAGCCCCTGAAGGCGAAGGTGCACGACGTCAAGGCCAAGGACAGCGGCAACACGATCCTCCAGAAGTCTTTCCCGGGCGGTATGCTCACCCTGACCGGCTCCAACAGCGCCTCGGCTCTGGCCTCCACGCCCGCCCGCTACATCATCGGCGACGAGCGCGACCGCTGGGCGACCAGCGCCGGCACCGAGGGCGACCCGTGGGCGCTGGCCGAAGCACGTCAGGCCACATTCTACAACGCGAAGGCGGTCGAGGTCTCGACCCCGACCATCAAGGGCAACAGCAACATCGAGACGAGTTTTTACCAAGGCACGCAGGAACGCTGGTGCCACCGCTGCCCCGAGTGCGGGGAGTACAGCGAGATCGTGTTCGACAATATCCATTTCGACCCGGAGGTCAAGCGGATCCGCGGGAAAAAGTCGTGGAGCCTCAAGAGCGGCGTCTCGTGGAGCTGCCCGGCCTGCGGCTGCCTGATCCCCGAGGACGTCATGCGAAAGCAGCCGGCCAAGTGGATCGCCGACAACCCGGACGCCTACAAAAAAGGCGTCCGTTCTTTTTGGCTCAATGCCTTCTCGAGCCCGTGGACTCCGTGGGAGAAGATCGTCCTCAAGTTCCTCGACGCCAAGGATGACCCGCAGCGCCTCAAGGTCGTCTACAACACCCTGCTCGGCCAACTGTGGGAAGATCGCGGCGACCTCGAGGACGAGGACACCATGCTCGCCCGCCGCGAGGACTACGGCACCCGCCCGGACGGCACCCCTGTGGAGCTGCCTGACGGCGTGCTCGTGCTGACCTGCGGCGTCGACACTCAGGACAACCGCCTCGAATACGAGGTGGTCGGTCACGGGAAGTACGGCGAGACGTGGGGCATCGTCAAGGGCTACATCATGGGCCGACCAGACACCCCGGAGGTCTGGCAGCGGCTCGACGACGTGGTCGACCACGTCTACAAGTTCAAAAACGGCCGCGGTCTGAAGATCTCCATCACCTGCGTCGACTCCGGCGGCCACTTCACCCAAGAGGTCTATGAGGCGTGCCGGGCCCGCGTCGGCAAGCGCGTCTTTGCCATCAAGGGCAAGGGCGGCGACGGCATCCCCTTCGTCTCGCCTCCGAGCAAGGTGCCGATCCGCGACAACAAGCGGATCACCTGCTGGCTCTACACCATCGGCGTCGACGCCGGCAAGGCGACGATCATGGCTAATCTGAAGGTGCAGGAGGCCGGGCCGAAATATTGCCATTTCAACCGGCACCCCGACGCCGGTTATGACCTCAATTTCTTCAACGGGCTCCTCTCTGAGAAGCTGGTGCTCACGCACACACGCCGCGGCGACCGCTGGGCGTGGGAGAAGCTGCCCGGCCACAACCGCAACGAGGCCCTCGACTGCCGCGACTATGCCAACGCCGGCCTCAAGATCATCAACCCTGACATGGACGCCATCGAGCGCCGCCTGCAAGGGCTGGAGGAAAAGCCGAAGGCCCCGCAGCAGCGACGGCAGCGGCCACGGCACAACCGGGCCGACGCCTTCGACGACTGGTAAGGAGGACACACCACAATGAGAAAGACCCGCGAACAAATCGAGTACCAGCTCTCCATCAAGAGGAACCGGCTGGAGCTCTACCTGAAGCGAGAGGCCGAGATGCTGGACGGAGGCGTCCAGAGCTACGGCATCGGCTCGCGCAATCTGGCCCGCTACAACACCGACCTCGGATCCATCCGGGCCGCCATCAAACAGCTCGAGGCAGACATCGAAGCCCTCGAGGCCGCACTGAACGGCGAGAAGCCGCGAAAAGCTGTGGGAGTAGTGCCCCGAGACTGGTGAAAGAAGCCCCAAAAGGGGCTTTTTTCATAGGCCGACGCCGGGAGTTTTCGCTCCTTTTCTCCCGGCCCGGCCATCTTCACCATGAAGGAGGTGAGCACCATCAGCAAAAGAAAAAGCAGAAGCCGCCCACAAAACAGGCGGCAGCAGCCGCGCCCCGTGAATAAGGGCTACGGCGACGCCGGCGCAAGCTGGCACAAGAAGGCGACCAAGGGCTTCAGAGCTATGAGCGGCAGCCCGAAGGAGGACATCGACGCCAACAACTACACCCTGCGGCAGCGTGCCCGGATGCTTTACATGGCAGCCCCGATCGCCACCTCTGCCATCCGCACCAACCGCACCAACGTCGTCGGCATCGGCCTCCAGCTCAAGAGCCGGATCGACCGCGAGGCGCTCGGCATGACGCAGGAGGCCGCGGACGCATGGCAGGCTCAGGCCGAGCGGGAGTTCGCCCTCTGGTCTGAGAACAAAAGGGCGTGCGACGCCACCGGCGTCAACAACTTCGCAGCCATGCAGCAGCTCGCACTCTCCTCGTGGCTGGTCAGCGGCGACGTGTTCGCCGTCGTGAAGCAGTACGAACCGACGCCGCTCACGCCCTACTCGCTGCGCCTGCATCTGATCGAGGCCGACCGAGTCGCCACACCGACGACCTCCGGCATCATCACCCCGATGCTGCTGACCACCGGCAAGGCGGCCAACGGCAACACCATCTACGACGGCGTCGAGGTGAACGGTGACGGCCAGATCGAGGCGTACCACATCCGCAGCACCTACCCCTTCGAGCTCGGCAACACGACGACAACGTGGGCCCGCGTTCAGGCATACGGTGAGCGGACTGGCCTGCCGAACATCCTGCACGTCATGGAGAGCGAGCGGCCGGATCAATACCGCGGCGTCAGCTATCTCGCGCAGGTCATCGAGCCCCTGCTCCAGCTTCGCCGCTACACCGAGAGCGAGCTGACCGCAGCGGTCGTCGAGTCGTTTTTCACGGCCTTCATCAAGACCGAGGCAGGCGCCGGCGACAACCCGTTCAACGAGGTCGGGAGCAGCCTGCCGGAGGTGAGCCGAGATCCTAACGAGTACGAGATGGGCCCCGGGCAGATCAACATCATGGAGCCCGGCGAGGACGTGACCTTTGCAGACCCCAAACGGCCGGCCAGCGGCTTCAACACCTTCCTGCGCGCCATCTGCGAACAGGTGGGCGCGGCGCTCGAGATCCCGGCCGATCTGCTGCTCAAGAGCTTCAACAGCTCGTACAGCGCCAGCCGTGCCGCCCTGATGGAGGCGTGGAAGGCGTTCCGCATGAGACGCAAGTGGTTTGTCGATGACTTCTGCACGCCGGTCTATGAGATCTGGCTCTCTGAAGCCGTCGCCCGCGGCCGCATCAGCGCCCCGGGCTTCTTCGCAGACCCGGCAATCCGCGCCGCATACCTCGGCGCCGAGTGGATCGGCCCCTCTCAGGGACAGCTCGACCCGACGAAGGAGATCACGGCCGAGATCCTCGCCAT